CAGTAAAATTGATGCACAAGCCCGTGAACGATTGATTACTGCCCGTGTTGGTTTACTATTACGTCAATCATTTTTTGGTAATCTTGCAACACGTTTGCAATTGGTTAATGCCGATGAATGGTGTTCAACCGCGGCAACTGATGGATTGAAGTTTTACTACAATTCACGTTTCATTATGTTGCTAAAGCCTAAAGAAGTTGAATTCTTAGTAGGTCATGAAGTGTTGCACGTGGTATATGACCACATGGATCGTAGAGGTGACCGTGACCATCAAATCTTTAATATTGCAAACGACTATGCAGTTAATGCAGACTTGAAACGACATAAGGTAGGTGAGTTTATTACAAGTGTGCCTTGTTTGTATGAGGCAAAATATGATGGTCTACCTAGCGAAGAAATCTATGATGACCTCATGAAAAATGTTCAACATATCAATATTGACGATTTGGTTGATAAAATGATTGATGACCACATGGATGGTGATGGTGACATGGATGGTGATGGTGATGGTGACCAAACAGGTAAAAATAAACGTCCAAAGATGAGTCCTGAGGAACGTGAGCGTGTTCGTCAAGAAGTCAAACAGGCTATTATTAATGCCGCAAGTACATGCGAGGCAGGTCAGTTGCCAAAAGGTGTTGAACGATTAATCAAGCAGGCTACTAATCCAGTTATGCCCTGGCGTGAGTTGATTCAAACAAACTTGACAAGTGCAATTCGTACTGATTATAGTTGGATGCGTCCTTCACGTAGAGGTTGGCATACTGATGCTATTATGCCCGGCATGACTCCCGGTGAAGAAATTGATGTTGTTGTGACACTTGACATGTCAGGTAGTATCAGTCAAAAACAAGCACAAGATTTCTTAGGTGAAATCGGTGGCATGATGAATGCGTTTGATGGTTATAAGGTCCATGTATTCTGTTTTGATACTGAAATTTATAATCCAAAAGACTTTCATAGTGACAACATGGATGACATTGCAGAATACGAACCAATGGGCGGTGGTGGTACTGACTTTGATTGTATTTTCAAGTATCTTAAAGATAACGCAATTGAACCAAAACGTTTGATTGTGTTTACTGATGGATATCCCTTTGGTAGCTGGGGCGACCCTGACTATTGTGATACTACATGGATCATTCATGGTGATAAAAATCCAAATCCCCCATTTGGTACTTATGCTCTCTATGATGAGAAATGACAGTTAAAAGTATTGAAGAAATAATCATATACGAAAGTCCTGACGGCGGTAAGACGGTCTACTCTCGCAAGAGTGGATCGTCCGAACGTGAAATGATTAAAGTAGCACCTGAAGATAAGGTTGCTAATCGTTGGTTAAATCTTAAACAGGCTGTAATAATGGCTCAAGATGATAAGACCATGGATGATGCATTACAACGTGTTGAAATATTATTGGAATTAAAGAAATGATGTACATTGGAACAAGCCTAGGTCGTTGTGTAAAATCTATTCTAGCAGGCGAAGTGTCCTTGGATGATGTTTTATTCATTGTTACACGTACCGACTGCCCTGACATTTCTAAACTACTAGCCGTATTAGAAGGTTACTATAATCAAGGTAACCCTTATTCTAGAAATGCCTCAGGCTACGACTTAACAGAATACTCACTAGAAAGTGTGCAAGATTTGGGCGCTAAACTTTGGATGCAAGGAAAGATACATCAACCTAGAACCTATGGAGCCGACCAAGGTTATGTGCATCCTGATTTAGGGGAAAATATTTGGATAGAAGTATTGCCACCTAGAAAAATGAATATTCCGGTAATTAAGAATACATGGGAACAATTAAAGATGCTAGTGTCTCTTACACAATGATAGAAGAATATATTGCAGATCCAATAACCTGGTATAGTGGACGTGAGTTAAAATTTACCCCCAAGCACTTTGTTGTTGCTAATACCAAATTAACCGAAGAGTCTAGAATTTGGATAATGAATAAACTTAGGGGTAGATTTTCTGTCGTGCATAAAGTTAAAGATGACATGGAATTTTTACAAATTTTAGGCTTCAATGGATATCCTGCATTTGAAGATCCTAAAGAGGCAATCGCCTATGAATTAGTTTGGTCCTAAAAATATATTGGGCAAACTTTCTCAAGTTAAATATCTTTAACTACTCGAGGAGAATAATATGAGTTTTTTACGACACGTTGGTAAAATGGGTGATAGAAAAGTGGCAATCATTTTTCGTGAGATCCCTGGTGAACCACATATGTGTTTAGTCACATATACAGAAACATTGAATCAACACATTCATGATCCATTGATTCGTTGTATTGAAAGTGATATTGGCCAAAACAGTCAATCACTAGCTGATGCATTGAATCGCACACTAGGATTAGATGGCAGACCTATTCTACAAACACTTCATGCAGAAGGTTTGTTAAAGAAGGTACAAACAGAGCAAGTTGTTGTTACTCCTAATCCACAGAGCAAAGTCAAGTTAAGTGAACTTAACAAGATTTTAAGTGAAATGGAAAAAGGTGAAGAGGCTGTTAAGCGTTTAGCTGAATTAGACAAGAGCCGCGGATTACAAGATCCAACTGATGTAGCACGTAGAATGCGTGAGCAACAAACACGTGATGCAAAAGTTCCTGCAACTAATACACCACCCGTAGCACCATTAACTGCAACTAGCAATGATGCATTGGGTGACAATGCTATTGCAAATAATTTGCGTCAACAGGCTGCTAAAATGGCCTCGGAAGCAAAAGGATTATTAGCTGAGGCTGCTAGATTAGAAAAAGAAGCCGCACAAATGGATCCAGTAAAACCAGCAGTAGAAGCCCCTAAGGCAAAAAGAGCATACAATAAAAAAGCTAAAGTTAGTGCATAATGAGTCCAGAGTTCATTGAAAAATGGGAACACATCCTTGAAGATGTTGAAAAACAAAAAATTCCAGTTCAGTTTATTNGAAAACTAGTAATTAAATTGGACGGCAAACGTCAACATACAATTAATATTGAACGTTTTCTAAAACAAGGGTTAGACCCTGACCAAATAGAGGAAGCAGTTAGTAGAAAACTACATGAATTAGATGATGAAATCGTTAGCATGGAGTTTATATTAAACGTACAATCTATTGCAGATGTTGTTCAACCTGAAACGGATAAATTATTAGGTAAGCTATGAAACAGTATTTAGATTTGTTGCAAGACATTTTAGATAACGGAGAAACCAAAGATGATAGAACTGGTGTGGGTACCATTAGTGTGTTTGGACGTAGTGTTCGCTTTGATTTGCGTAAATCTTTTCCCGCTGTCACTACTAAAAAACTTGCATGGAAGGCTTGCGTCGGTGAACTTCTTTGGTTTATTGAAGGCAGTGGTGATGAAAGGCGTCTTGCAGAAATCACACACGGAAACAAAGAAGGTACGACTACGATTTGGACGCCGAACGCATTGGCACCGTATTGGAAACACAAAGCGAAATTTGAGGGCGACTTGGGTCGTGTCTACGGGGTACAGTGGAGGCATTGGAAGACACCGATTGAACATAAAACGGAATCATTTAAGAATGAATTCGGCCATTGGTTCCACAGACAAGGTCACGTACACTTCAAAGAAACGGATCAACTCTCAAATTTAATTGATGGTATTAAAAAAGACCCATATGGTCGTAGACATATTATCAATGCTTGGAATGCAGGTGAGTTAGATGAAATGGCATTACCACCCTGTCATGTTATGAGCCAATTTAATGTAAGTAAAAGTGGCGAACTAAGTTGCCATATGTATCAACGTAGCGTAGATGTATTCTTGGGACTACCATTTAACATTGCAAGTTATGCATTACTAACACACATGATTGCACATGTATGTGGACTAAAGGTTGGTGAATTGATTATTAGTACAGGTGACACGCACATTTATAATAATCACATCGACCAAGTTAAAGAACAACTTATACGTACACCATTACAGCCACCGACACTTTGGTTGAATCCAGATGTAACATCTATTGACAAATTCACTATGAGTGATGTAAAATTAATAGATTATAAATCAATGGACTCAATTAAGGCACCGATGGCAGTATGACAGAAGAAGTAATACCATATATAGTACATAAAATTAACATGGGTGACGTGGAAGACCCTGACTTGTTTGTTGCCGAACCCATTTGGAAATGGCAACAAACTGATGCTGGCAAGTGGGTAATGGAAAATTGCACTATAGAAAAACCTATTTGGCATAGACACCCTAATACATGGGGCTATCTGTACACAATTACAGCATATCTTACCCCAAAGCAATTAACATATTTTAGGTTAAAGTTTGAATAATAAATTAGAATTTTGTGTCAAGTGGGGTGCAACACTATTAGCATTAGTAACAGTATACTTAACTTCACATGATATTACACCGATCAATAAATATTTTGGATTGATTACCGCTATTCTTTGGGGTTGGTTAGGTGTCATGTGGAAACAACCTAGTATGTGGTTACTAAACATGATTATGAGTGGATTGTATATAAAAGGTATATTTTTCTTATGAAGATTTTAGTAACAGGTGGGTGCGGTCTTATTGGACACAACGTTGTTAGTAGATTAGAAGACCTTGGACATGATGTATGTATCATGGACACACAAACAAATTACGGTATTATACCTCAAGATGAAATTGATTACCTATTAACACAACGTGCCAAGAAATTTAAGAGTGAAGTTTGGTTGAGAGATATATGTGATGCAGAAAAAGTAGATAGAACTTTTGCAATTGAAGAACCTGAGATTGTAATTCACATGGCTAGTTTTCCAAGACAAAAAGTAGTTAATGCAAATCCTGCACTTGGTAGCAGAACGATGAGTGAAGGATTACTCAACTTGTTGGAAGCTAGTAATAAGTATGAAGTTAGAAAATTCATTTATATCAGCAGTTCAATGGTGTATGGTGACTTTACTGGAGTTGTAAAAGAAGATGCAATTTGTAATCCAATTGGTCAATATGGTATTATGAAACTTGCAGGTGAACATCTTGTTAAAGATTACGCACGTAAAAATTTAGCATATACAATAATTCGCCCTAGTGCAGTATACGGACCTCTTGATGTTGAAGACAGAGTAATTAGTAAATTCTTACTAACAGCAATGCGTGGTGGAATACTTAAAGTTAACGGACGTACAGAGACATTGGATTTCACCTACGTAGATGATGCCGCAGATGGTATCGTATCCGCATCATTAAGTGACAACACAGACAATAAAACATATAACATTACAAAAAGTCATGCAGTTACTTTATATGATGCCGCATCAATAGCAGTATCATTAGCCGGGCGTGGCACAATTGAAGTACGTGATAAAGACTTTGATTTTCCTAGCAGAGGTGCATTAGATTGTACTGCCGCTAAAAAAGACTTTAATTATGATCCTAAAGTAGACGTAGCTGAAGGATTTGAAATCTATTATAATTGGCTTAAGAACGATCCCTTTTTCAAAATTGCATAAATATATGCATGATGTCATTTATATTTTCTCAAATAACCATCCCTATGTGGATGTATCATTCAATACTAATAATAGGTATAGTGGGAGCATTAGTTGGCTCAATACTAGAATTACTCCCGTATCTTAAAATATACGTAACTCCCGTAAGAGCAATCAGCATAGTATTAATTATAGCCGGTATATATATTGAAGGTGATTTAGCTGGACGTGCAGAATTCAAAGTTGAAGCCGCAGAAGCACAGGCTAAGGTAGCACAAGTACAAGCAGAATCAGAAAAAGAAAACGTAAAAATAGTTACAAAAGTAATTACAAAAACGCAATATTATAAAACACGCGGTGATGATATAGTTCGTTATGTTGATAGAGAAGTAACAAAATATGACAGCAAATGTGAAATCCCACAAGCATTTGTAGACGCACACAATCAAGCGGCTAGTAAACAATCCAAGGACACATTAAAATGAAATATGCTACTATTATCTTTGCAGTATTGTTAGCAGGTTGTTCTACTACTAAAGTTGGTGTACCTATTACTAACAAATTTCCTGATGTTCCTGAACAATTGCTTGTTACATGCCCAGAATTAAATCAATTACCTAATGACAGCAAACTAAGCACAGTTGCTGATACGGTAGTCAAAAACTATACTCAATATCATGAATGTTCACTTAAAGTAGACGGTTGGGTAGAATGGTACAATACTCAAAAAAGTCTTTGGGACAAGTTCAATAAATAATCCTATTAAAGAGATAAATACTTTATATCTCTAGGATAATTATGACTCAACAAATCATTGATACAGGTAGTTTACCAAACGATGGCACGGGTGATCCTTTACGTGTAGCGTTTGACAAAATTAATAATAACTTTGCAAATCTAATGGCATTGGTTCCAACAGCCAATGTAGAGTTGGTTGATCCTAATCAATTTCCAGAAATTACTGCTAATGTTAGCCCAGAGTACTCTGGTAATATAAATAT